AACATGAACGTGCGGTCGTCGTCATGCGGCAAGTGTGGACGCGTAGCCGTGACAGCCTGCCTCGCTGTGTCCATGAACTCAGGGATCATCTCCTTCTTGATGCGGCGCTCCGCGTCTAGGTGCACAGCAAAGTTGGCGTCCTCGTCCCACCAATACTCGTCTCCACGGTCGAACCGTTGCTGTGCGTATGAGCGATGGAAGTCATCTGGCCCGAAGATTTTTGTAACTGCTGGATCATCAACAGACGTAACCTGCCGCGGACCTTGCGTGACAGGCGGTGGCGTGACAGTTGTGGGTGCTGTTGGTTGCTTCGGAGGCGTCTTGGGCTTCGCTGCCTTGCCCTTGCCTTTCTTCTTCCCCCAATGCGTCCAGCCGGACGGGCTGGTTTGCAGTTCCAGCGTGTCGCTGCCCGTGAAACGCTTCTGCTTCGCCTTCGGGCTGTCCGTAAGCACGGGCAGGATTGCGCAGCGGCAGTTGGGGTGGCGGTACGTATCCATCTCAATGTCGAACACTTGCCCGTCCAACTCCCCGCAGATAGGGCACGCAGACGAGAACGCTTGCCACTCCCACGCGTCCACGACACCGTTCTGCCGCGCTATCGCGTACGACGCTCTGGACGTTTGATCGTATGCGCGTGCAAGTTGTGTGCGCGCAATCATCACGCTACGTCCCTGCCCGAAACGCACCGGATCGTTGATGCTGTCACGCAACCGTTTCGCTGTTTTCGCTGGCGCCTCACCCAGCGCGACACCCGTTTGCAAGCCGCTAATCAAGCGCGTCTGCACGTCCTTTGTGAGGCTTGTGAAGTCTGCTGTGAGTTGCCCTGTCCTGCCCTGCACGATTGCGCCCATCGCGTCCCTGTTCGCAACGTTCGCCCAGCCAAGTTCAGCAGCGTCCTCCGCGACAGTCGCAAGCACGTGATCGGGGAGCGCGTTCAGGGACGCCTGCAACGACGTGCGTGCAGCGTTGTTCGTTGTGTCGATTGCATACGCAGCAACCTGCGCAGTCTCTCCACTGATCGTTGTCACGTTACGGACAGCCTCCGTGAGAACGCGCAGCCTGTTACGTTCCGAAACTGTCAGCGGGTCTTTGTTGTTGGCAAGCCGCCGTGCCCACTTGTCAATCTCCCCGTCCAGGTCGTCATACGCCGCCTGCCACGCTTCGGCTGCGTACCGCGACGGCGCGGCTGGTGCAGCCGGGATCGTCACAACTCGTCAGCGAGCAGCGGGTTCGACAGGAACGCGTTTGTCTGCTGCGCAACAGGACTCGGCGTGACAAGTGCTTGCGCTTCCTCAATCTCCGTCGGCGTCATGCCCAGGTACTTCACCGCAGCCACCTGCCACGGGATACCCGCGCCCACAAGCGTCTCCACAATCTTCGCGTTACTCAGGTCGTCATTGACTGTTGGGTCACGCCAGACGGGGTTCGCGTCCACGTCCAGCATCTGGAACGCTTGCTGCAACGCGCTACCGAACTCCCGCTGGTGGTCAATGATTGCTTCCACGAACGGGCCTTCGTCCGCTTTGATTGCCTCCCCGCTTGCGTCCGACCCTGCATTGACTCGCATGTGCTTCGGTAGGGAAGCGATTGTGAACAACGCGTCCACTTCGCTGTTCTTCGCGTCGTCGTAGTTGTGCAGGTCCGTGCCGCCCAACTCCTGCACGCTCGCCCTTGCGTCGCTGTCGCCTGGGTCCAGCACAATCGCCGTATCCGGCTGCTGCCGTATCGCCTCCGGTGTTACCTCCTGGCGGGTGAAGAACACGCGCTGCTTGAACGCACCGAACTCCGCTGCCACAAGTTTGTTCGCCGTGATCTTGTTGATGCGGTCTTGGATTGGGCTTATCTGGTCAATCAGCGGCGCACCCAGGTAGCCGTACGGGTTCACAGCAATAACAGGGACACGTTCGAAGCCGTGCCTTTCCTCCGTCAGCAACTTGAAGTCTTTCGCGCCTGGAGGCGTCGTGACGGTGCGTGCCTGCTTGCGTGTCTGCCCACGCGCCTCGTAACGGCGCACGTTGTCGTCGTCCCACACGCTCACGTACCAAGTGTTCCCCTCCACCCAGCACTTACCCGCCCAAGCGACTGCCATCCAGTCGTCTGGGTCTGGTTGCGCGTACATGACGTTCGCGGGGTTCGCGTGCACACCGTCTTGCGTGACAGCGATGTAGGCGTGCCCATGCACAAGCCCCCACCTGTAGAACGCGTCCTGCCGTAACGGGAAGTGATCCTGCTCCCACAACTCCTGCGCCGTGACAGCACCGTCGCCGTCCCAGCCGTTGATCTCCATACGGTGGACACGGCTGTTCACAGCGAACCCGCAGTAGTTCTCCGTCAGGCTGTCCGACAAGGCGCGGAACGTCTCAGCCAACTTAGGCGTGAGATAGATCTTGGGCTGGTTGCCCACGTAGTAGTTCCAGCGCAACGTGAGCGCACGGCTTTGCGTGAAAGCAATCGTCTGGTCGATTGCGTCTTGATAATCCTCTAGGAGCATCGCGTACCTCCAGGCGTGACTCTACCGGGATCGCAGTCTACGTGCGCAACAACTGCGCCACTTGCGGTACGCGTGTTGTCGTGAGCGCGGTAACAGCGTGCACGAGCGCGTCCAGCCTGTCAGGGCTTTGCTTGTCCTCCGGTGTCCAAGACGTCATCTGCTCCTCCAGGTCGGGGAACGCGCCTACGTGGTGAATCTTGCCCTGCTCCGCGAGCGCAGCGACAGGCTCGGCGCGTAAGCGTTTCCCGCGTGTCGCGTTCACAAGGCGCACGTTCACGGTCGGGTCCACGCTCTTGATGATGCTTTCGTTCATGTCCCCGCCCTGATTGCTTTCCACGATGACTGCGTCTGCTTGCGCACGGTCGTACTGAATGCAGACGCTCCTTGCCCACCCATCAACCGTGTCACGCGTAGTTGCGTCGCGCTCCACGTAGATGTGCCCATTGCTTGTGATGCTTGCCGTGATGATGCCTGTCTCATCGCTCTCCCGCGTGAACGTGACAGCAGGGTCCACGGCTACGTAGCGGCGCACCACGTCGTCAGGCGTGTGCGTCACCCTGTAGTCGTCAATCATCTTCCACGTCCACAACGCGCCCTCAACGTCGTCCAGCAGTTCCCCGTGCAGTTCCTGCCTGCCTGTGCGTGTCCCGTCGTACAGGGTGCGCAGTTCCTCCAACGCTGCGGGAGACAGGTTGTCGGCGTTCTCGAACGTGCTGCCCGTTGTGACGATGCTGGTGTCCCTGTCAATGAGGCTGCGCAGCAGTTTGTGTGGCTTCGGCGTGGTCGTGACAACTGTTTGCGGTGTTTGCCCCAGCCGGAGGCCGAACTGTAGTTGCGTCCACGCGTCGTCGTAACGCCACGCTGCGAGTTCGTCACACCATGCGCCGTGGTGCTGCGGTCCACGCAGCCGTTCTGGTTCTTCCGCGCTGAACAGTTTGATCTTGCTGCCGTTACGCAAGTCAAGTTCGCCCAGGCTCCTGTTCCACCTGTGGATCATTCGGTACCTGTTCAGGACGCTTTGCAAGCCGCTTTCTCCCTCAACGCAGGTGTCCCGTGCGTCGCTGAACGTTGGCGCCACTACAGCCCAGCGCGTCCGGTCGTTGTTCACGGCTTGGTACGCCAGCCACTCCGCGCCTGTGCGTGTCTTGCCCCAGCCGCGACCGCTAAGAATCACCCAGGTGTGCCACGCCGTTTGGGGAGCCTTCTGGTTGTCCCTTGCTTGCTGTTGGGTCCACACCATTCTGGCGCTGACTGTCAAGTAGTGCGAGGGTCTCTGCAAGACGTTCCACCTCCCTGTCAATGTCCGTGCCGCCCTGGTACGCGGTAACTTCCGCGCTCACCTTCGCAGGTGCGTCAATGCCCAGCATCTTCGCTCTGCGCTCCATGATGTTCAGGACTGCGCGCACGCTGCCCAAGTCGCCCTGCAATGCGTTCGCCCACACGCTGCGTTCCAGCCTGTCCAGCCTGTCTAGTTCTATCTCCCTGACGGCTTCCACGTCGTCCTGCATGGACCGTGCTATGGCGCGTCGGACGGCTTTGTTCGCTGTGGCTGCATCGGCCCAGCCCACTTGTGCTGCGATGACGTCGTATGTGACGCCTGCTCTGCGTAGTTCTAGGGCTTTGGCTTCTTTCTCGCGTGCTTCTTCTGCGCGTTTGCCGTGTGTGCGTGCCATGGGTT